ATATGCAGATGCTTCTCCAACATCAGGAAATTTTAAACCAGGTGATGTTGTCTGGAATACCAATCCACAAACACATGCCGGCTGGATCTGTGTTAGAGCAGGTAATCCCGGCGAATGGAAAAAATTTGGTAAATTAGAGTAAGAGAACAATATGTCAGACAAAATCAATCTTGCATTAGACGCAATTACTAAAGCATTAAAAGATCTCACAGAAGGTCGAGAAGGATCAATTAGTAATCCTACATTTGTTGAATTTAAATCAAACGATACAGGACTCTATGGAAAAGGGTTTATTTGGTCAGGTCAAGGAAATGCTAAACAAATTGTGTTTAACGGAAACCCTGATAGATTCTTTATTTCTGAAAATATTGAATTAGGAAAAGACAAGTCTGTTTTAATTGATAATGCACCTGTGTTGTCAGTAAACGAATTAGGCAATAGCGTAACCAAAAGTAATCTAAGACAACTTGGAAGATTAAAAGGTCTTTTAGTTGACGGTGATGTTGTCATTGACCAATATGTATTTTATAAATCTACAAGCAGTAGAGTTGGTATTGGTATTGAAATGCCAAATTCTGCATTAAGTGTTGCAGAAGAAGGTTTAGAAATTGTTATCGGTGCGGAAAATTCTAAAGGAAAGATTGGAACTTTTGCCAGCAACGATTTAAACATTGTCACTGACAATACTGCTAGAATTACTATTGAATCCAACGGAAACATCAAACTTGGCAACAAAGCAGAAGGGCCTATACAGGTTTCTGTACACGGAAAAATATCCGTTGGTGTGCAAACAATGGACTCGAGAGCAGACCTTCATGTTAAAGGTCCAATCAAGTTTAATGATAAGTTACATCAATATAGAGCAAGCCCTCCAGAGTTTGGTTCTCACGAACGCGGAGACATTGTATGGAATGCTGCTCCAGAAAAAGGAAAGTCTGTTGGCTGGGTATGCGTTCGTTCAGGAGAACCGGGTGAATGGTTATCCTTTGGTGACATTAAGGGATAATGAACTCTTTAGTAATCGGCAACGGTGAAAGTAGAAAACAAATAAATCTTTCACAATTTAAAGATTATACCTTAATAGGTTGTAATGCAATACATAGAGATATGTTTGTAGATCATCTTGTATGTTGCGATATGAGAATGGTTAGAGAAGCACAAAACAATCTTAATTCTAAAAAAACAATAATATATACTAGAAAAGAGTGGATAACTTTTTTCTCAAATGTACAAGAACTCCCAGAGTTACCTTACCAAGGATCATTAAGAATTGATAATCCTTTCCATTGGAATAGCGGTCCTTATGCTGTATTACTCGCAGCAATGCATTCAGACAATGTTACATTAATAGGGTTTGACCTGTGGAGTAATAATAATAAAGTTAATAACATTTACAAAGACACCGCAAATTATTCTTCATCTAATTCAAATGCTGTTGATCCAAATTATTGGTTGCATCAAATTAAAAAAGTATTTGAATGTTTTCCTAATAAAAATTTTACAATCTTAAATACTGCCAACTGGAAAATTCCAAAGGAATGGCAGAAAAATAACGTAAAATTTCTTGCATTATAAATATCTTTCTAGTATACTAATATACTAGTGGACTTGACGCTCATCCCACTTTAAACACTCTGCGTGTCATCAAACTTACTTAAAAGGGCAAGAGATGACTTGGATCATTGACAAAACTTTTGAATTCTGCTACGGTCACAGAGTTCATACACAAACACTAAACGGCGAATATGCCGCTGACCTAAAATGCGCTTGTCGTCATTTACACGGACACGAAGGCAAAATGCAAGTGTTCCTTACAGCACCCGAGCTAGATAGAACTGGCATGGTTACTGACTTTAGACATTTGGAATGGCTAAAGAAATGGATTAACGAGTACATTGACCATCAATTTATTATTGACTCAAGCGATCCGCTGTACAATAAAATTATCGGAGACAGGGGATTAATTCCAGTAATGGTTCCTGGCACCGGGCACGTAGCAGGCTTTCATTTGGATCTTACAGGACTCGAACCAAACACACCCGAGTATGAGTACTATGAAGGGTTTATGGTTGTAAATTTTGTTCCTACTTCAGAACATCTTAGTTCGTGGATGGCGGAACTGGTACAAGAAAAAATGAAAGACTTAGGAGTCACCGTTCAGCGTATCGAATGGTGGGAAACTCCTAAGAGCCGCTCAGTTTTTTATAGAGATGGAATCTAAACTAACCGTTCTATGTGTTCGTTTTGGTAATAAGTATGGTCCGGAGTATGTAGAAAGACTCCGGAACATGGTTGCTCGACACTTAACAATTCCTTATGAATTTGTTTGCCTAACAGACGATCAACACCCAATTGAAGGTGTTAGAAATATTATCCTGTCCGATCAAGGATATACAAAAAAATGGTGGCACAAAGTTCATATGTTTGACCCTAGTCTTGGATTAAATGGCAGGATTTTATATCTCGACTTAGATGTTGTAATAGTTAATAATATAGATAAACTTGTTAAAGATTATACTAAAAATGAATTTTTAGGTATAAGAGATTTTAACAGAAAATTTAACCCTGGTTGGAAAATTTTAAATAGCTCAGTAATGAGTTGGATAGCCGGACAACATCCAGACATTTATACCGTATTCAAAAATAATATGAATAAGGCACAACAACTACACGGAGATCAAGATTGGATTTTCCAAGTAGCAAAAGGTAGAATTATTTTTTGGCCCGATCAATTTATTATGAGTTACAAATGGGAGATTAGAGATCGTACAGAGATTTCTTTTGGAACCATGCCAAGAAAATTTAAAACAATTAAAAATCCACCCATTCCAAACGATTGTTCAATTTTAGTTTTTCACGGAGATCCAAATCCGCATGACGTTGAAGATCCTGTTATTGTTGACAACTGGCAATAAAGATTGTATAATAGTGTTATGAATAAACGTATTGGCTTTGCCTGCAAATGGATTGACCGTCCCGATCAAGTAGACGGCATTAAACCTAAAGACGAGTGTAAAATCTACAATACCGGAGCAACCACCGTTGCTTGGTTAAATAGACAGACACGAGATGTTGCCGAACAAAAGCTCTGGGACCTAATGGTACAGAACATCGAAGCAACTCGTAAACTTGTTGAGAGGGTAGGTACACTTGATGAAAATCTTAGAATGGTACGACTCAGTAGCGATATTCTTCCTGTATACACTGAGCCAAGTTGGCGCGGGTATTGGCGGAATCCCGATGTACGAGCCTATTGCGAAAAAGGATTTAGAGCCATTGGAGATCTGGGTCGTCAGGCTGGTGTTCGGCTTAGTATGCATCCTGGTCAGTTTTGCGTGTTGGCGTCTGAGTCAGATGATATTGTAACTCGCAGCATAGAGGAATTTGAATATCATGTGGACATGGCTCGCTGGATGGGATTTGGCCAAGCGTTTCAAGACTTTAAGATCAACGTTCATATCGCTGGTAGACGAGGCCCCAATGGAATACGTGCTGTTTTGGGCCGCTTAACTCCCGAAGCACGAAACACACTCACAATCGAAAATGAAGAAATTACACACAATTTGGACACCTGTTTGGAACTTGCTGATATCGTTCCAATTGTACTTGACATACACCATCACTGGATTAACTCGGGTGAGTATATCAACCCTAGCGATGACCGCGTTAAACGTGTTATTGATAGTTGGCGCGGTGTGCGTCCTACTTGCCATTATAGTGTGTCTCGCGAAGATGTACTCCCTGGTCATACCACTGGATTACGTCCCGATCTTCCGACCCTCTTAGAATCCGGACACAAAAAGGCAAAGCTCAGAGCTCACTCTAACTTCTATTGGAATACAGATGTTAACGAATGGGCACTGAGCTTTAGAGATCAGTTCGACATTATGTGCGAATCGAAAGCTAAGAACTTAGCTAGTTTTGATCTCTACCAACAGGCATTAAGCCTGGGTCGTTGATTTAGGCTTACGACCGCCTTTCTTTGCACCTTCCTTTTTAGGAGCCGCCGGCTTCTTTTTAGCAGGTGCTTTCTTTTTGGCTTCTGTTTTTTGAGCTTGTAAAACTTCTACTTGAAGTTCAGACGGGCTCTTCAATTCGCCTTCAAATTTTGCAGCACTTACTTCTACTTCTGCCGGTGCTTTTGGTGCTTCTACTTTGTATGGCGCTTGTTCTGGAACTGGTTGTTCTGCGGACTTGCGACCAAAAAGTTTTGCTAATAGTTTTAACATAGTTAAATCTCCTTGTTTGTTATTTACATTCATTAGCGGAATTAAATACTCTTATATGAGTTTAAGGGCAAAATTATGAAAATTACAAAGATTCCGGGGTTGGGTAGGTTTGGTGTGTTTATCGATGATGTAGATTTTTATTCGATGACTGAAGAAGAATGGATGGAGATTGGACAATTACATTTAAAGTCTTTGGTTACAATTTTTCGTAATGTAAATTTAGATCAAAAGCTCTACGAAAAATTAATCACCAAACACGGAACCGTGGTATATCTAGCATTTTATAGAATGATTAAAAAGTATCAAACCTGGGATGTTCCTAGTTTGATTATGAATGACATTGTCAATGGCATTCCCGTTGACCCTGAAGATAAGAAATGGGCTGCAACGGTTTTAAGAATTATGACAGACCAAGACGGAATGTCTCAAATTGTCAGCGGTAAGAAAAATGAACAAGGGGAACCTCTTGGAATGTTTGCCGAAGGTGAACTGCTATGGCATAGCAACGAATCCGGCAATCTGTGCTTTGCTCCCGGAGTAGCACTATTAGGAGTAGAAGGCACCATTGGAAGTGCCACTGGATTCTTAACCACAGCTGACTGGTACGAAGAACAAACAGAAAGTTTCCGAAGCGAACTTAACGAAATGATCATCGAACACAAGTTTACGCCCGGTAGAATCAATCCAGGTCTTAGACAAGATCAAGACGACCTAATGTATAAAAATATGTGCCCGGTTCCTAACGAACTTCCCTTGGTAATGCAAAACCCAATTGGTATTAAAGGACTTCATTACAGCGTCAATACCATTGAAAAAATTAAAGGTATGACCAAGGAAGAATCTCAATCAGTTTTTGATTATATTAATAAAACATTATTTGTTGACAAGTATATCTACGATCACTGGTATCAACAAGATAACGACCTGTCGTTGTTTGACAATTCAATTACCCTACACAGACGCTTGGGCGGGATTGCCAGCAGAACCTGCTATCGTATACAATATCAATTTAATAAACTTGTAGAAGATGGAAACCCTTATCTTCAAGAACCATATATTAGTATGTACAATCAAGAAATGGGAGATATTAAAAAGATCTTTAGAATGTGATTTATTAAACAATGAAACAACTTAATGTATTGTTTTACCATCCTAACGATTTATTGTGTTCCCCAATTCAGCCGTTAAGCCTGGGCATTTCTTCTTTATATCTCAAAACATACATTGATATAAACAGGCCTAATATATCCGATAACATTCGTTGGATAAAGCCTGAACAACGGCACTTGTCTGACGATGATCTTTTAAAACTCTGCAGAGAAAAATCTGTAGATATATTATGCACTGGCCATTACATATGGAACAATACATTTTTATTAGATCAAATTAAAAACATACAAAGTAAAAAAACATTTATAATTGTTGCTGGTGGCCCAAGCGTTGATGTAAATGTCAACAACAATTTCTTTATTGAAAACCCGGGAATTGATTACGCGGTCTACGGAGCCGGAGAAGTTGCGTTTGCTGATCTTGTTGAAAGTATTTTAACAGAAACAAAACTAATAGCATTCAATACTTCTAACCTAGGTTGGTACGATAAAGAAAAACAAAAACAAATTGTAGCAGATTTTAAATATGTTCCAGAAACCAAGGTAAGTCCCTATTGCCATAACAAAGATCTGTTAGAAGAGATAGTCAACTACGAATTTAAGAATAATTTTGATATATCTTTACCCTACGAATTAACCAGAGGGTGTCCATATTCTTGTACTTTTTGTGATTGGAATGGCGGTCTTTCAACCAAGGTGTCGAGACGCAAACTAACATATCAAGAAGAAATTGATTTATTTCAAAAGCTAGGAATTAAAAATATTTTTTTAGCAGATGCTAACGTGGGTCAATATGATGAAGATGTTGATATGGTAGCGTATTTTGCAAAGAAAAATTTAGAAGAAAATGCTAACTTTAAAGTGTTTGGAAATTTAAGCAAACTAAGAATAGAAAATAATAAAAAAATTTATAATTTATTGTTAGAGTCTAACCTAGTTGATCAGACCACAGGATATGAACTTATATTTTCTATTCAAGATATAGATAAACAGGTTCTTGAAAATATAGATAGGCCCGATGTTGGCTGGGAAATACAAAAAGATATTATTCTCGATCTGTTAGAAAAATATCCATTAATCAATCCGCAGATACAACTTATACAAGGACTGCCAGGACAAACCGTAGAATCTTGGAAAAATACATTATCAGTTGTTTCCGAAATTCCGTGTTTACCGTATCCGTTTTTCAGCGAATTATTGCCGGCTAGCCCAGCGGCAGTTGATCCTAGATATCAAGAAAAATTTAAATTTGTTTATAGTAACAGCGAAAGATTTAGCAACACTGGCTTTTTTAGAGGGCATTTTCCTGCATCTTGTGTAAGTTTTACGCAAAAAGACTTTGTAAAAATGACCTTAATTACTATGATTTATACAACATTATGCCTTATTAGATCTGCTAATAAAGACGTTTTAGTTGAAAAATTCTTAGAATCCGAGGGCTGTAAACGCTTAGAAGAAAACTTGTATACCAATTGGACTTTACAGGATAAGTTTTATTATACCGTAAACTACGACGGAGATTCAGAAATAGTTTCCGCTTGCCAGTTTTATTCCTATCCGTTACTAAAGTCTAAATCTTTTAACGAACTTCTTAAAACTTACCTACCGGAAGTTCAACACTAGCTGGCAAATCCCATATTTTTTTCTGTTCAACGCCTTTTCTTTGGGCAAATCTTTTTGCATCACAGTTTGAGCAAACGTGAAAGTAATTATTGCTTAAACGTTTTCGATCAACGTGTTTTAAATCTCTAGTAAAAGAACTGTCACAGTTATCACAACGAAAGACTGCAATAGTCTTTTTTCTTCTATACGTGTGGTCTTTCCCGCATTTACTAGTGCGTACATATTCGCATTCTTTAGTTTCTGTTTTTAAGAACATAGTGTATTTACATTAGGCTTATAAAATTTTGGGCTAAATATTACTAGCACTTGCTTATTCTAGGATAAAACATGGCACGTAAAATAATTGATATTGGTATTGTTGGTAATGACGGTACTGGCGATAGTATTCGCGATTCGTTTAGAAAAGTTAATGATAACTTCCGCGAACTTTATAGTTCTCTTGGTCTTGGTGAAAGACTTTCGTTTATTGGGTTAAACGACACTCCTGATGCATTTTCCGGATACGATCCAGTTACAGGAAATACCCCATTAGTTACAATCAATGACACTGAATCTGGATTAGCTTTTAAATCGCTAATTCCTGGTAATGGTATTAGTATTGACTTTACAACCAACCCTAATGAAATTGTAATTAATTCAGAATTTTCTAATATTTCTGCAGATCCAAGTCCTCAATTAGGAGGAGATTTATCATTAAGATCTGGTGGTCAACAGTATAGAATTTTAGATTCGGGTACTGATATTTCACCGTTACTTCCAATTTATAAGCACGAACTAGTTAACAAAGCCTATGCAGATACTAAAGTTTCTAAAGCTGGTGTTGAAGCAATAAATCCAGAAACTGGAACCGTAGATCCTTCAATGGGTCGTATGACCGGTCCGTTAGTTTTGTCTAGAGATCCGGAACCCGACGATGATGTTAATTACGATGGTTTAGTTGCTGCAACAAAACGTTATGTTGATAATTCAGCATTTGGCTCTTCAGTTAACCTATATGTTGCTCTCTCAGGTCAAGATGATAGAGTAGGAGTGTCTAAAGATCTACAAGGTCGTGCTCTTGCTTATGCGTATCGCACCTTAGAAGCAGCATTAAAACGTGCTGAAGAATTAGTCTTAGAAGCACCAGTGGAATTAGGTCCTTATAAGAAAGTTTTAACCTACAACAATCACGCTTCTGAATGTACATTATCATCCATTGAAACATCACCTGATTCTGGTACAGGATTTTAATGGATGATAATGTACATTCAG